GTGGGCCCATCGTCTGGAGCTTGTCAGTTATCAGCTGACAATGACACCATCGGTGTTGGGGGGGATCTTTATGATCCTTTCGGACGAATCTGCGTCCCTGTCCGTCAGAAGACTGATATGTTCGCGGACTGCGGCGAAGCCGCAAACGCCAGGACCCTTTACGGGAAGATCCTGTACCGTTATACCTCTAGGCAGGCTCAAACCTACTATAGAGAGCTCGGAATCGATTCCGATTTCATCAGGATGATGAGGGAAGTTTTAAAAACAACCCAAGAAAGTACTATAACTTTCTGCGGTAACACTATCCGGGCAGATACTGCTTACCAAACTCATATCAATGAGTGCCTAGGAGATATTACTCTACTCTGGGCGATTGGTTATCTTAACCAGACCGGATTCATCCGGTTCGAGCCGGAACTAGACCAGCTCTCCTCGTGGGACATCTACGGGACCGGGATATGCCAAGTTTGTGCATGTTTCCCAGTCGGGCAGAGCCCAGAACACTCCTGCGTCGACGAGTCAGAAGACCCAGAAGAGCAACTGTGTTGCCGAGTCCCGCTGTTCCGAGAACGGCGGGTTCGAAGGATCATTCAGATCCGGAGTTTTCCAGTTAAACTCATGGTTCTCGCAGAACCTGGTTTCAAGGCTAGGGCCTTGACTAAAAACATGGCAGCCTTAACTGTCTGTCTTATGGCGTTACGCCATGTGATCGCAGATCACTTATCTCATGATGGGAGAGCAGGCTTTGGCCTGAAGAGTGCTTATGCACTTTGGGATCTTCTGAAGATGCTCAGGAAGAAAGACTTCCGTGTTGACTCTATTATCAACACTGACCTCACGAGGTCAACTGATCGTATACCGATTTCGCTCATCCGCTCCATGTGGGACGGGTTCTTTGCGAACGAATACGATCATCCCTTATCAGGGATGATGCAATTGATTGCATCAGACCACGAATTTGTGGACCAGAAATCGATTTCTGATGTTCAGAATGGAATACGTAACCATAATGAACAAGAATGCGGTTCGTTTATGGGAGAACCGATGTCATTTATGACATTGACATTATATAACTTATGTGTTATAGAATTGTCAAACTGGGCTCGTTCCAAAAATTTAAAAATGGACGATCCAGAAGACTTTTGGGAGTCTCTCGCTTTTGTGAAGCGACGGAACCGCGAGGTTCAGGGAATTCGAGTTCCCTTCGTAACTAGTTCTCATAGCTACCCATACTATGCTAGTTACCAGCGTCTTTCATACGACGCTGTCATCGGAGATGACGCACTTCGTTTTAGCTTAGTGCCACGGCTTGGTAATTATCACCGATTCGTATATCGGTCTACCAATGCCAGCCTATCGATAGGCAAGGACACAGAGTCCCGCGTACATGGTATACTCGCCGAGAATCATGTATACGCAGAGTCTTCAAAGACCCGTACGCGTCTAAGCTACTTAGACATCGTGAAGATGAGGCTTCTAACCCCGTCAACACGGTACCACTCCGACAATCGCTCGTCGGTCGTTGGAAAGGGCGCAGCCCTTCAGACAGCTTTAGTCTGGATTAAGGACATGGGTCCTCTAGCCATTCCAATGGCTGATCGTGTTCAGAGACTTTATATGAGTTCTCTTGAGCACTTTCTGTCTCCTCAAGGAGACACGTGGAGGCGTTTCATCACGCTGCCCACGTATCTACCAACAGGGTTGGGGGGAGTTCGTCTCCCAAGACGGCCAAACTGGGATGACCGGCAGTTCGTTCACGAACTGAGTATTTTACAGTTTCTTAAAACTGATACTTTTGAG